ACATGAAGCCGTATGTGATATCGCAGGACAAGGCAAGCGGCGCGTGGTACTGCCACAAGCAGGGATATATCAAAATCCCGGTGTTTGGCAGTATCGGGGATAAGAGCAAGGCACGAGCAGTGTGCCGGATGATGAACAGAGATTTGCTTGATATGAAGGAGGATAAGAGATGAAGATCAGTATTAAAAAGGTGCTTTTAGTCGGTGGTGTGGTATGTGGCTTTACGGCTGTTGGGCTGTTGGCGTGGGACAACGCAAGACTAAGGCGTGAAATTCATAATGAGTCGCGCGAGGTAAACAGCAGGCTTGTGGAAGTTGAGAGCAAGGTGTATTGTAATGGCAAATGGATTAAAGACCTGCAGAACGATACCACAGATGCAGATGCCATTGCGGAACTTGATAAGCGCCTTACAAGTGATGAGTACAGAAATGCAGAGGATGTGGAAGAGTTGAGGGCGCTGTTAGAGGCGCTGAAAGCCTCACAGACCGATGCAAAAGAGGAAGAGGGTATAAATGTACCCTTGTCGGACGAAGCGCCCATTGTGGGCGTTTCCGAGCCTGTGAGTAGTGATTGTCTTACAGCCACAGGTGGTGTGTATTGGTACGGCGATCAAAAGGAGACTTGGTACAATCTGCCGATGGAGAAGGTTATCGAACAGGCGCAGAACAACGGTATATATGGTGAGTATTGGGTGCGTGATGATGGCGTTAAAATGTACGGTGACTACATCATGTGCGCCTGCAATCGGGATGTACACCCGATGGGCAGTCTTGTGGAGACTTCTTTAGGCACGGGCATCTCACTCGATACCGGGGCTTTTGCCGACATAAACCCGACACAAGTTGACATAGCTGTAGGATGGTGATATCTTATGAATTGTAAGAAATGCGGTAGTAAATCAAAGACAATCGACAGTCAGCCTTATGCCGGGACGCGGTATCGCTTGCGGGAGTGTCTGTCCTGCAAGGCACAGTTTTGGACGGTGGAAGATGAACCCGATCCGGCAGAGGTTGCGGAAATGCTATCAAAAGGAGGAGAAAGATGCATACAGAAGAAGTCTTGATTAAGGATATTAAGCCTTACAAGAAAAACGCGAAGAAACACGATAAGACACAGATTGACAATGTTGCCGAGAGTATCCGGCAGTTTGGCTTTGCACAGCCCCTTGTAATTGATAAAGATAATGTGCTTATTATCGGGCATTGCAGGCTGTTGGCGGCAAAGAAGTTAAAACTTAAAGAAGTACCCTGCGTGCGCATGGACGAGTTGACCGAGGAGCAGGTGGCAAAGCTTCGCCTACTCGATAACAAGCTAAACGAGAGCGATTGGGATTTCGAGCTTCTGCAAGAGGAAGTTGACGGTCTTGATTTTGATGGATTCGACCTTGATTGGGGTGGCTATTCCGATATTGAGGATTCGGAGGTTGTTGAGGATGAACCACCCGAAATTGAAACGGACGAGCCGCCTATTTCACAGTATGGCGATATATGGCTTTTGGGTGACCACAGGCTGATGTGTGGGGATTCTACCAAGAGCGAGGATGTGGATAAGCTTATGGATGGCGAAGAAGTCAGCCTGTTCTTAACTGATCCGCCTTATAATGTGAATTATGAGGGTACTGCCGGAAAGATAGCAAACGATAATATGCAGGATTCTGCTTTTCGTCAGTTTTTGACCGATGCCTTTAGAAATGCAAACGATCATATGAAGAGTGGCTCTGCCTTTTATATATGGCACGCAGACTCCGAGGGATATAATTTCCGGGGTGCGTGCATCGATATAGGTTGGCAAATCAGACAGTGCTTGATTTGGGTTAAAAATTCGCTTGTAATGGGCAGGCAGGATTATCAGTGGCAACATGAGCCTTGCCTTTACGGAGGCAAGGACGAGGTCTACGATCCCGAACATGAACCCTGCTTATATGGTTGGAAAAAAGGCGCAAGCCATGAGTGGCACGCCGGGAGAAAGCAGACCACCATACTTGAGTATGATAAGCCCAAAAAGAACGATGTGCATCCTACTATGAAGCCTGTTAACCTTATGTCGTATCTTGTGCGTAACAGCTCGCAGAAGGGCGCTATCGTGCTTGATTTATTTGGCGGCAGTGGTTCTACCTTGATGGCGTGTGAACAGCTCGGCAGGGTATGTTATACAATGGAGTATGATCCGCGCTTTGTGGATGTAATCGTGAAGCGTTGGGAGAATTTTACAGGTGAAAAGGCGGTGAGGTTGAATGGCTAATGAACAGAATTTAAGACCTGTACAAACCGAGAAAGAAGCGAGAGAAAAGGGACGCGCAGGCGGTATTGCATCTGGCAAGTCAAGGAGAGAGCGTGCAGATTTGCGTAAACAGATGCAATTATGGCTTGAGACAGAGGTTGCAAAAGACAAGAATGGCGAACCTTTGACCGGGGCAGAGCTTATGGCGAATGTTGCCGCAAAAGAAATGAAAAACGGTAACGCTAAATTTTGGGAGCTTATCCGGGATACAGCCGGATATAAGCCTGTGGAGCGTGTTATGGTGTCTGAAGTTGAGCAATCTGTAATTGACGAGGTTGAGAAGGCGGTGCTTGAGGATGACGAGACAGCAGGCTCTTGATTTCCTAATCAAAAAGCCGTATAAATTCGGGCATATGCTTGGGTTTACCAAGCTCACAGAACTGCATAATGAGTGGATCATTGATATGGTGCGTGGCAAGGGTGATAAGACATTGCAGGCGAGTCGAGGAAGTTACAAGACCACCTGCGTGTCTATCGCTCTTGCTTTGATTATTATTCTGTTACCTAACAAGCGCACGCTGTTTATCCGTAAAACAGACACAGATATCAAGGAGATAGTGAAGCAGGTACAAAAGATTTTAAACGATCCCCACACACAAGTGTTTGTGAATGCCATTTATGGTATCAATTTAAGGCTTTCGGTGCAGTCATCTACTGAAATATCCACCAATCTGTCCACGGATATCAAGGGTACAAATCAGCTTGTGGGTATCGGTATCGGATCATCGCTCACAGGTAAGCATTTCGACCGCATATTTACGGACGATATAATCAATATTAAGGATCGTATATCGAAGGCGGAGCGTGAAAAGACGAAGCTAATTTATCAAGAGTTGCATAACATTAAAAACCGCGGGGATGATTCCCGGATATACAATACGGGTACACCGTGGCACAAGAATGACGCTTTTGAGCTTATGCCCGAACCACAGCGATATACCTGCTATGATATGCGCGATCGTGGAGTTATGACCGATGAGGAGATTGAAGATATAAAGAGCCGGATGGATGCATCCTTGTTTGCGGCGAATTACGAATTAAAACACATCGCTTCGGATGACATTATCTTCGATGATCCCGAAGAAGGTGCAGATATATCGCTTGTATTCAACGGCACAGCCCATGTGGATGCGGCTTACTACGGTGAGGATTACACAGCTTTTACCGTGATGAACTACCGAGATGGGCGGTTCTATGTTTATGGCAGGCTGTGGCGCAAGCATATACAGGACTGCTATGATGATATTTCTGCCTTGTATAAATCGCTCTTGTGTGATAAGGTGTGGATGGAGACCAATGCCGATAAAGGTATGGTGGCAAAGGAGATAAAAGGACTTGGTGTGCGCACAGCCACATACGCAGAGAGTTTGAATAAACACATCAAGATTGTCACATACTTAAAGGCAATATGGAAGGATGTAACCTTTGTAGCAGGTACAGATGATGAATATATCGAACAGATATGCGATTATAACGAGGAAGCCGAGCATGATGATGCGCCGGATTCCTGCGCTTGTCTTGCAAGGCTGTTATATCGCAAGGCTAATCGTACCGAATACGAGTCTATATTAGGTAAAGGAGGGCTTATAAAGGCATGATAACTTATCAAGATTTACTCAAAGTAGGCGATACCGATACAGCGAGGATGCAGTTTGTGTTTGGAGCGATAAATAAGCACAAGAATTCCCCTGCATACCTTGTATCGCAGACCGCAGATGATTATGATCGCAAGAGAAACACCACGATCATACAGTATCAGAAGCTTTTGTATACGATGTCGGGGCAGGCTGTGCCGGATAACTACAGCGCAAATTACAAGATTTGCTCGAATTATTTTAACCGTTTCGTTACGCAGGAGTCGCAGTACCTGCTTGGCAATGGTGTATCTTGGACGGACGATAGCACCGCGGAGAAATTAGGCAAGGATTTCGACACACAGTTGCAGAAAGCAGGACATGAAGCGCTTGTATCCGGCGTTGCTTTTGGCTTTTGGAATTTAGACCATATGGATGTGTTTAACCTGCGCGAGTTTGTACCATTGTATGATGAGGAGAACGGAGCGCTTATGGCAGGCATCCGCTTTTGGCAGATAGACAGAAATAAACCGATGCGTGCTACACTGTATGAGATAGACGGATACACGGATTTTATCAAGAAAGACGGCAAGGAAGAAATCCTGCACGACAAGAGAAGTTACAAGCTTTTACTACGAAGCACAGAGGCAGACGGTACAGAGATTTATGCCGGAGAGAATTATCCGACTTTCCCGATCGTACCTCTGTGGGGAAATACACACAAGCAGAGCGAGTTGATAGGTATCCGGGAGCAGATTGATGCATACGATCTTATAAAGAGCGGATTTGCAAACGATTTAGACGATGCAAGTCAGATTTATTGGGTTATTCAGAACGCCGGAGGCATGGATGATATCGATTTATCAAAGTTTATTGAGCGTATGAAGACCGTGAGGGCGGCTGTAGTCGAGGATGGCGGAGCGCACGCAGAGAGTCACACGATAGAAGTGCCTTATGCAAGCCGTGAGGCTTTGCTTGATCGCCTGCGCAGTGATCTTTATGATGATTATATGGCTCTTGATACAAAGGCGATTACCGGAGGCGCGGCTACAGCCACACAGATTCGTGCGGCTTATGAACCGTTGAACAATAAAGCGGATATGTTTGAATACTGCGTTGTGGAATTCTTACAAGGAATTCTTACCATAGCCGGGATAGACGATGATCCGAGCTTTACAAGATCGCTGATAGTGAACACACAGGAAGAAATACAGACCATCTTATCTGCGGCATCATACCTTGATGAGACCTATATTACCAAAAAGGTGCTTGACATCCTTGGAGATGGAGACAAGGCAGAGGCGATGCTTGCACAGATGGATGCGGATGAGCTTATAAGAGGTGGTGTGATAGATGGACAAAGGGCATCGGGAGACGGACAGGCTGATTGATGATCTTGAAAAGCGCATACAGAATGTTTACTCAAGGGCGGCGAAGGAAACACAGGAAAAGCTTGATACATACATGGAAAGCTTTAAGGCGAAGGACAAAAAGAAGCGTGAAGAGGTTGTCGCAGGAACTCTGTCAAAGAGTGATTATGCGAAGTGGAGAACCGGGCAGATTATGGTCGGCAAACGGTGGGAGGAAATGCTTGATACTCTTTCCACAGACCTTGCTAACGCTGACAAATTGGCGCAGAGCATAACACAAGGATATATGTATGATGCTTATGCCCTAAACCACAATTATGCCACCTTTTTAGTGGAGCAGGAGAGCCTTGTGGATACTTCTTATACTCTGTACGACAGGCAGACCGTGGAAAGGCTTATAAAAGATGAGCCTAACCTTTTACCTGCGCCTACTCCGGGAAGTAAGAGAGACCGTGAACTGCGAGAAGGACGGATAGAGCGATGGAATGCGCAGAAGATCACAAGCGAAGTCACACAGGGCATCCTGCAAGGCGAGAGCGTTGATAAGATTGCAAGCAGGATGCAGAATGTGGCGGCTATGGGGAGCAGGGCGGCACGCAGAAATGCCCGAACTGCTGTCACAGGCGCAGAGAATGCCGGGAGGCAGGCAGGTTTTGAGCGTGCGCAGGATATGGGAATAGACACAGAGAAGCAATGGCTTGCTACAATGGATGACCGCACCCGGCATGAACACAGATTGCTTGATGGTGTCCATGTGCCTGTGGATGATGATTTTGAGGTTGAGGGCTATAAGATCGAATATCCCGGCGATCCGAGCGCAGAGCCGGAGATGGTCTACAACTGTCGATGTACAATGATATGCCGTATTAAGGGCTTTGAAAAGGACTTTACGGATCGTCACAATGATGCTCTTGGAGATATGACCTACGAAGAGTGGAAGGGCGCACATAGGCAAAACCATTCTTCAACAGAAGACACCACAAATACAAATCAACCTTTAGTGCCTGTTATAGAGAACCCTAAAATATTTAGAACAAGCAAAGAGGCAGATGAATACTTCCGGGGTGAAACTTATCAAACCAAATTAGGTGGCATAAATCGAACGAGGGGTTACGGAGTCAGAGAAGATTCTAAGTGTCCTGCTACAAAATGGGCGAATAGTTTAACATATAAACAAACAACGGCTATAAACGATTATACAGGAGCAGGTTATGCCCCGATAAACAGTTATCTTAGGGGGCAATGGACTAAACAGGAAGCTAAAGAAGCTTTCATTGGGCAAAATTCCCTTGAGAGTACAATAAAAGCTATAGATGAAGGGTTAAATAAGTCAGTCACAAGTGAACCTATAAGAGTATTTAGAACATGTGAAGCAGATTTTCTGGATAAAATATCTGTAGGTGGAATTTTCCATGATGAAGGATATGGTTCAACTTCGGTATTGCCTTTTCCCGTCGCAAGCGGTAACGTCTTTTTCGAAATAGATATTCCTGCAGGAAAAGGAATAGGAGCTTATGTTGATGGCCTTTCATGGAAGGAAGGCGAAGAATTTGAGTATTTGATAAATAGAGGCGCAAATTATTATATCAATAGCATTGAGGAAAGAAAGGGTGGGACATATGTCAAAGCAACGCTTGCAGGTTTCGAGAGATAGGATTATATCAAAGTTTTGTTGGAAAAAAAACGACGTGACAATTAAAAGCTTTGATAAGAGATTGAAAGAGAAAAAAGAAAGGGTAGCAGGAAAATGAAAATCGAAATTGAAGACAATTCACAGGCTATCTTGGATGCCTTGCCGCCTGCAAAAGAGAGAGCGCTTGAAGCTATCGGGATGCAGGCAGAAGCAAACGCCAAGATCGAAGTCACACGGGCGGTATACGATACTCCGGCATCGTGGTATCGGAGGACAGGCGCTTTAAGAAACAGTATATCCCACGCTTGCGACAGCGATTCTGCGTATGTAGGCACAAACCTTGAGTATGCGGTGTATGTGGAGATGGGTACAAGCCAAGGTGGACGGTCGTGGGTGTTCAAGGGTGACGATGGAGAGTTTCATGTGACCAAAGGAATGCCACCGAGACCGTTTATCCGTCCGGCTGTAGAGAATTATATGGATGAGTACAAAGCGCTTGCAGAAGAGATGCTACGATCATGACCACACAATGTCACCCTTCGGACAGTCGGAGGGTGATTTTTTTGTATATAAAAAAATTCAAAAAATGTGGATAATGTGGATAACTTTGTGGATAACTTTGTCACCCTATTGTCACCCATTCAAGGGTGACAAGGTGACAATTAGCACTCCTACCCTATAGAGTGCTAATTAAAAACTTTTCTGAAAAATTCAAAAATTCTATATTTATATATATTTATATATATTTTATTCAATGTATATAATGTAGTAAATGAATGCATTTATAGAAAAGTAGCTATAGAGGAAAAATATATAGAGACTTTTATAGAAATGTATGCAAATGTAGCATTAAAAAAAATTAAAAGAATGTGGATAACTTTTGCCGGGGATGAAAAGCTATTTGCCGGATGCGGGGGATGCAGGCGTGGGGTATTGTGGAGATACCCCTGTGACCGTGTATTTTGCCCATAGAGGGGTTTTTGCGGTTTTAGGCTTATAAGTGTACCATAAAGGGATTTTTGCTTGACACAGGGCGTTTTAGGTGATACATTGTAAGCAAATCAAAGCGCAAGGAAGAGCGCCCGAAGAAAAGGAGATTGAGAACATGGCACTATCACGCAAGTTTTTAACGGCTTTAGGTATTGAAGCTGACAAGGTTGACGAAATCATTACGGCACACGCAGAGACTGTGGATGCCCTCAAGGAAGAGAGGGACAAGTACAAGGTGGATGCAGAAAAGTTACCTGCTGTGGCGCAGGAACTCGCAGACCTCAAGGAAGCTACAGAGAAAGCCGGAGCAAGTGGAAACGCATACCAAGTGAAGTATGAGGCGATCAAGGAAGAGTTTGAGCAGTACAAGGCTGATGTGGAAGCTAAAGCATTGCGGACAAGCAAAGAAAATGCTTACAGAAGCCTGCTAAAAGAGGCGGGTATATCTGATAAGCGCATGGATTCGGTGATGAAGGTGTCCGGCGATGCCATTGACAAACTTGATCTTGATGCTGATGGAAAGGCGAAGGATGCGAAAGACCTTGTGAAGAACATAGCGGAAGAGTGGGCAGATTTTGTGGTAAAGGAAACCACAAAAGGCGCAGATACAGGCAGACCACCAAAGAACGATGGTGGCGCAAAGATGACCAAGGAGGAAATCTTTGCAATCAAAGACACGACTGCACGACAGCAGGCGATGTTGGAGAATAAAGATTTGTTTATCTGATTTTTGAAAGGAGAATGAAAAAATGGCAGCAGAAGATAATTTAACAGTTGCAAGCGATCTTAAGAAGATTCGTGAGGTAGACTTTGTTCAGCAGTTTACACACAGCTCTCTTGCCAAGCTTATCGAGGTGCTTGGTGTAACGAGAAAGATACCGATGATGGAAGGTACTACAATGTACACTTACACCATGAGCGGTACTCTTCAGAATGGTGCTGTGGCAGAGGGCGAGATTATTCCTCTTACCGAGATTGAGCAGACAAAGACACCTGTGGGTGAGATCACTCTTAAGAAGTGGAGAAAGGGCGTATCAGCAGAGGCTATCAAGAAGAGCGGATATCAGACCGCAGTTGTTGAGACCGATGCGAAGCTCTTATCACTTGTACAGAATGGTGTGAGAAGTGATCTGTTCACATTCCTTAATGGCACAATATCCGGCTCAACCTCTGTATCCGAGGCAACACTACAGGAGGCTCTTGCGGCGGCTTGGGGACAGTTACAGGTGAAGTTTGAGGATGACACAGCACAGGCTGTTTACTTTGTAAATCCGCTTGATATCGCTGATTATCTTGGTGCGGCAAGCATCACAGTACAGACCGCATTCGGCATGAATTACATCGAGAATTTCCTTGGACTTGGCACTGTTATCATGTCAAGCAGGATCACACAGGGTACTTTCCTTGCGACTGCAAAGGAAAACATCATCATGTACTATCTCACCATGAATGGCGATGTAGCACAGGCATTCAACCTCACCGCAGATGAGCTTGGATACATCGGTATCAATTCCGGGTATCAGAACAACGAGAGAGCGCAGATTGAGAGCCTTGTAATGTGTGGCATTCAGTTCCTTGTTGAGTATGCGGCAGGCGTTGTGAAAGGCACAATTACAGGAGCGTGATTAGATGTACAGAGTTATATCTGATTTTACAGACCTAAAGGATCATAACCACAAGTACCACGCCGGGGATGTTTTTCCCCGGCAGGGCTTGAAGGTTGACGATGGCAGGCTTGCAAAGCTTGCAAGCGCTAATAATAAGAGGCATATGCCTTTAATTGTAAAGGTCGAAGAGGTAAAGGTTGAAACTGATAGGGCAGTTGAGACCGAGCCACAGAAACCGAAGAAGAAGGGGAAGAAGAGAGATGCTGACGGAGATATGCCAAGAGATCAGAAATTGGTTTGATCGTGATCGCGACAAGTGGTTTGGTGATTTTACAATCGCAGATAATGCAATAACTTTTAATGGAAATCCCTTACCTCTTGTGGAGGGACAGTATTTCCGCATTATCGGCAGTTTATTCAACGATGGTGTTCATCTTTACTCCTCCGATTTGAGTTTGAAAGATGAAGGTTTCAGCGGCGCTGTGTGGTCAATGGCTGTCCCACCGACAGTTGTTGATCTATCCGCTGAGATCGATTCTTGGGTGCAGAAGTATGGCGGTGTAAATTCTGCTAATATGTCACCCTATAATAGCGAGAGTTTCGGAGGGTATTCGTATAGTAAAAGTGGTGGTGGTTCGGGTGATGGTACATCCGGCGCAGGCACATGGCAGAGTGCTTTTGCAAAGCGCTTGAATATGTGGAGGAAGATATGAGCCTTATAGATGACTTCATGGATAAATGCATAATGTTAAATAAGGTGACTACCGCAGATGGCTATGGTGGCTATATCACCACATGGGTAGATGGCGCAGAATTTGATGCGGCTATCACTTTTGATACTTCAATGCAGGCACGCACTGCCGATAAGGCAGGCGTGACCTCTTTATATACTGTCACCACAACGAGGTTGCTCAACTTGGAATATCACGATGTGTTTAGGCGTGTCCGGGATGGGAAGGTGTTTAGAGTAACTTCGGATGGTGATGACAAGTTTACGCCTGCAAGCGCTACGCTTGATATGAGGCAGGTAACTGCGGAAGAATGGAGCGTGACACAGAATGAATAAGGAGCAGGCTATACATACATTTTGGAGTGGGTTTGGCATTCCGGCGTATGATGAGCAGACTGTGCCGGATAGCGCTAAAATGCCTTATATCACTTACAGAGTAGTAACGGACAGCATAGGTAATGTGTGTAATCTTACGGGCAGTATTTGGTATCGCTCGACATCGTGGAAAGAGGTATCAGATAAGGCGGCAGAGGTAGCGCAGGCAGTCGGACAGTATGGTTTTACAAAGCTTAAACTTGACGATGGCTATGTGTGGTTTACAAAAGGCACACCCTTTGCACAGCGCATGAGCGATCCTGCAAGCGATATGATAAGGCGTATATACCTTAATGTACAGGCTGAATTTTTGACAGCATACTGATTTTGAAAGGAGATAGAGAGAATGGGTAGATTTACAGTGATACCTACAAGCGCATTTGAGGGCTTACAGCTTGATGCAGGTGTGCTTTTGACACGGTTCGATCCTACTAATCCTGTAGCACCTGCGGATGCTGATATAATCTGTGCGACAACGGGCGGTATACAGGTATCTTGTACCCCGGAGTATGAGGATTTGGGGGAGGATGTGGACAATGTGCCGCTTAATATGATGGAGTTTAAGAAGCTCCGTAGTTGGAATTGCACATTATCGACTACATCGCTCGGTACTACGCCGGAGCTTATAAGGCGTTCACTTGGCGCGGCTGACATAGATGCGAACAACACGGCAAAGATTACACCGAGACGCGATCTTTTACAGACCGACTTCTCTGATATATGGTGGGTAGGAGATAAGGCTGACGGTGGATTTGTGGCTGTGCAGGTAAAGAATGCACTTGCTACGGAGGGCTTTAGCCTGCAGACTACGAAGAACGGCAAGGGACAGATAGGGCTTACTCTTGTAGGTCATGTATCAATCAACGCGCAGTCTGTTGTGCCTATGGTATTCTACTCTTATGCGGGTGAGACCACGGATGATACGGACAATACCGAGGGCGAGTAAGAAAAAAACGGAGGAGTAAACGATGAAGTTATCAGAAATCAAAGGAGAGCAGGCGCTTGATGTGATTGCAGAGATCATCGATCCGATTACAGAGTTAGCGCTTGACACAGAGTTGAGGGGCAAGCCTAAACTTATAATGATTAAGCAGGCGCTTAAATCACATAAGGATGCGGTTATAAGCATTTTGGCGGCTTTGGATTTGAAATCAGTTGATGAGTACAAGGAAAGCATGAACCTGCTTACTTTACCTCAACAGCTTATGAATATCTTTAATGATCCCGAAATCGAATTGCTTTTCGGATCGCAGAGTCAAACGGACAAGACCTCTTTTGGCTCTGCTACGGAGAATACAGAGGCTCAAGAAGCCTAAAGCCTTTTATGCGGTATGTCTTGGCGCGTTTGAAACAGGAGCAACGCGAGGAGGCATACCGCTTTTATGTTGCAGAGGGCATTAGGTTTGTTAGTGAAAACACTACACATTCTGCTTTTGATGGTGGAGGGAGGTATCTTAATTTGAAATTGTATGATATACTATATCCACCGAAGCAAGACACACGGACAGCAGAGGACATTATCAACCATGTCAAGCAAGGACTTGCAAAGCTTGGAGGTGAATAGATGGATATATTTGATTTAGTGGCGAAGATAACGCTTGATTCAAGTGAGTATGAGAACGGAATAAACGATGCAAGCGAAACCACAAAGTCTTTTGGTAAGAGGATGGGGAGCGCCTTAAAGACAGCCGGGAAGATAGGCGCGGTAAGCATAGCGGCTGTGGGTACAGCAGGTGTGGCTATGGCAAAGAACCTGTGGAACGGCACGAAGGAGCTTGCTGAATATGGCGATAACATAGATAAGATGTCGCAGAAGATGGGCATATCTGCGCAGGCTTATCAAGAGTGGGATGCGGTGAT